CGGGAAGGTCGGCGCGCCGATCTCCAGCACGGGGATCGACGAGTAGATGCCCTTTGTGATGTCGCCGGCGTACTCGTCCGACCAGCAGTCGGTGTCATCCGTTGCCGGGGCCACGCCGATCCCGAGGGTCGTGTCCGCGCCGCTGTTGACGCCGAACGAGCACCGGAACCCGCCATCGACGGGGGTGCACTGCGGGTCGGTCGCGTCGGCCGAATGAGCGCCGACCGTGCCGGCCGTGAGGTCGAAGTACGCCCACGCCGTGACGGTCTCCCCGAGCGCGTGCAGACACGCATAGGCCCGCTCCTGCGCCGCGAGGAGGGCCGAGAGGGTGTAGTCCGTCCCGGCCGTCACTGTGAGCTGCCGGTCCACGAAATGCGGCGCCGTTGTGGTGGTCTCAAGAACGAGACCGTCCGACACCGTCGCCTCGTAGGCGGGCCAGGACGAGAGCGCGAGGTCTCCGCCGAGCAACGCCACGGCCGACGGCGGGAGCATGAGCGAGAGCGCGTCCTTCAGCACCGTGCCCGAAACGTCCCGGGCGAACTGCTCCCCGGGCGACGAGTAGTAGAACCGGCACGCGATCGGGGCCGTGGCCGCGTACCACTCGGGGGCCGTCTCGCCGTATGCGTCGGCCGTGCCGGCGGTCGCCTTCTGGATCGTGCAGACGTGCGGCAGTCTCACCGGCCGACCACCTTCACGACGTGGTACTTGCTGACGGACGCCGACGCGGCCGACGCGGCGGAGACGTAGCGGTCGAGGATGTCGAATGCGGCGGCCCGGTGGCGCTTGATGGCCGATTCGATCTGGACCGTCTGCGAGTAGTCGCCCTCGGTCGACTGGTCGGGCTGCGTGCCGTCGAGCCGCATCCGGTCGAGGATGCCGGCCTTCGCCAGTTCGAGCGATGCCGACTTGCACGCCGACGCGTCCGCCCCGACGCCGTACGGCGCGAGGTAGGTATCGATCTCCCGGTCGCCCTGTTCGATCACGGCCGTGAGGATCGTGGTCGAGAGGGTCGAGCCGGTGAGGTTGACGAGCTCGGCCGTCGTGCAGTACGTCATGCACCGACCTCCGGCCGGTTCCTGATGTCATGCCCGGCGGCGTCGAGGAACGCCTCTTCCGGCACCGTGACGTCGGGCACCTCGAGCCAGGTGAGTTCCGCGGCCGTGTAGGTGTCGCGATATTCGTAGGCGTCCGCTCTTGCTTCAGCCCACGAGCGGGAGAGGTATTTCCCGCTGTTCTGTGGACTTAGCACCATGAGCGGCGCCTCAGTACTTGATCCGCGATCCGGCGGACGCCGAGAGGGTGTCGACGGCGACGCGGGCCGAGACGACGGTTCCCTGAAGCATGCGCACGACGTCGTCGTACCGCTTCACGGTGATGTCCTGCCGGACGCCGATCATCGACCCGTTCTGCGAGTCGAAGACGACCGCGCCGAGGTTGTCGTTGGCGGCGTACGCCCACGAGGCGGCGGTCGTGTGCACGACGTTCGAGACGAACGCCTGGAGCCCGAGCAGGTTCGGGAGCTTGCCGGTCATGACGGCGTCGGCGCCGCTGTAGCCGGTCGGGACGAACTCGGCCATGATGCCGGCCTTGAAGCCGGGGCACATCACGATCCGGTCGGGGATGAAGCCCGCGCCCTCGACCTTTGCCTGTGCGGCCGCGATCGCCTTGATGCCCTGGTTCGCGCCGCCGGTGTCGTGCTCCAGCGTCGCGGAGTTGTCGACGAGCTCGACGATCGCCATCTGGTTGATCTTGTTCTCCAGCTTGGCGCCGGCCTTCCGCAGTTCGAGTTCGATGACGGGGTACAGCGCATCAGCGACCATCTCGTCCGTGATGACGGGCCGCTCGGCGATCTTCTTCGCCGTGAAGGTGACCTTGCTGTAGTCCTGCGTGGAGATCGGGACTTCGGCGCCCTCGGCGACCTCGCGGGCATACGACCCGACCTCGCCGACGGGGATGTCGAGCGTCGCCGCGTTCATGGGCAGGACGTTCAGCGCCTGGCGCATCACCTTGAACGGCTCGGCGCCCTCGACGACGGTCCTGTACATCTCCGTCTGGATGAGGTTCGTCGACTCGATCGCGGTCGTGAGGAGCAGTTCGCGGACGGGCTCGACCTTGCCGTCGAAGACGGTGCCGAGTTCGCGGGGGATCTTGGACACGGCCCGCTCGAGCGCGCGGCCGGTCGGCTGGTTCAGGCCGATGTCGAGGTAGGTTCGGAGGAGTTGTGTCATGTCAGGATACCTCAGTTTTTGTTGGGCCGCGTGATCGTCTGCGGCTGGATCATCATCAGGCCGGTCGCGGCCTTCGCGATGTCACCGACGGCGTACCCGATCACGGTGTCATAGATGGCCGCGGTCGCGCCGGACTCCGCCGCGACGGACTGCGCCGAGACGGTGCCGCCGACGGTGTTGGCGTTCGTCGTGAGCCACTCGCCCGCGTCGATGTCGGCGCCGTCGTCGGCGTTCGCCACGCGGACGATGCAGCCGGTCATGGCGACGGGCACCTGTGCGCCGCTGGCGACGGACATGATGGCCACGCCGACGGGGCGCTCGCCCGACTCGGCGACGGCCGCGCGGACGGTCAGGGTCACGCCGGTGGCGTCGATGGCGACGACCTGCCCGGCGGTGATGGCACCGGACGCCGTGAACGACTGGATGTTGTCGCCGGCGTACAGGACGTCGTGGATTGCGGGGAATGCTGCGATGTCGGTCATGGTCTAGATCTCCGAATAGATCTCGGTCTTCGTGATCACGAGCCCGGCCGGAACGGTCAGCTCGCGCGCCGGCTCGGCGGGGGCGCCGGCCTTCGGCATGGGTGTCTGCTCGATCTTGAGCAGGCGGGCCTTGATGGCCTCGAGCTCGCGCATCTCGTCGCGGAGCGTGCCGACGTCGGCCGCGATCTTCGTGTTCGTCTCCTGTGCCTCGCCGAGCTGCCGGACGAGGTCCGCGTGCTCCGCTTCGAGTTTGGCGATGGTCGCCTCAAGTTCTGCTGTCATAGTGTCCTCTGTGGGGTCGTCTGTCGCACATGCCGCGGGCGATTCGCCCGGCTCCTCTCCGGCCGCGTTGTTCCTCCGGAGCGTGCAGGTAGCGCAGGCTCCTTTGGCGACGATGGCGCCGCCGAGGAACGTGATGGCCGTCTTTTCGTACACCTTCTCGTCCGCGTTGTACCGCTCCGGCCCGACGAGTTCGGGGCTGAATGCGTCGACCTCGCCGGCCTCGACGAGCGCGATGATGTCGCGGGAGAGCTGGGTCAGGCCGTGAAGGCGGAGGTCGCCGACGGCCGCGTCCGTGCCGGGCCGCTGATTCTCGATGCGGCCGATCCCCTCGGCGACCGACCGCGGGACGCCGCCGTTGTGGCGCGCCCAGAGGGTCGAGTCGGCCCAGTTGGCGGCATCGCGGGTGACGATCTCCGGGCGGTACGTGCAGGGGGTCCGCTGCGCCGAGTCGGTCCAGGTGCCGGCCGCGAGGAGGTTGATCCCGCGGATGACGAGGGCCGGGCCGTCGCGCTCGAAGTTGGACGGAGGAGGTAAACTAAAAAGGAGCTCGCGGCGGACTTCGGGAGCGTCGCCATCGGGCATGGTACTGTATGCGCGGAAGGATAATAATTACGTTTGTAGTTGACTCGTTTAAAAAGAGAAACTGTATATATGCTAAAAATAGTTAACCCGATGCGCGCGCCGGGGCCCTGACCTTCGCTTTCTTTTCGGCCTCGCGATCGAGCTTCCTGATATACTCCTGCACGGTCCGGGTTGACCTCGACCCGTTGTTTTCTGAGCTGTAATACAAGCTCAAATGTCGCGCGAGGACGGACGGGAATTTCTCGGCTCTGTTCGCGCGGATGAACGCCTTCTCCCGGTCGGTGAGCGGCTTGCCGGACGCCATTACGTCGGCACCTCGATCACAGGTATCGTCGTGCAACGGCAATTTACGTGAAAGGGCAGGGTGGGCGCGGAATCAATATCGTAGACCGTTCCGTGCTCCGATTCGCACTGATCACAGACCCGTTCGTCCAGACCGGCCAGAATTTTCACCTTCGAGACGCCGGCCTGGGCATACCGGATCTTCGAGCCTTCGTTCACGCAGTACATCGTTTCGGTTCTCGCGATTGCGATCGCCCGCGTCCGCCCGATGGCGTCGACTCGCTCGGCAATGCGCCGGGCCAGCTTCGGGATCCCCTCGCCCTGCATGAGCCCGTCTGTCAGGGAGGCGATGATCTGCTTGCCCATCTCGTCGGTGACGCCCTTGAGCGCCGAGACGTTCCGGGCCTTCAGCACGTCGAGCGCCCGCCAGTCGATCGGGCCGGGGGTCAGCTTCGCGCCGGTGGTGAGCGCCGCGAGGTTGGTGTCGGCCCACGTGATCCCCTGCCGGTATGCGGTCTTGACGATCTCGCCCTGCGCCTTGTGCGACGGCTTGATCACGACCTCCTCGATGGTCTTGTCCAGCCACGTCCGCAGCCAGTCGAGATCGATGCCGACGGTTGGCGCGGCGAGTTCGCGGGCGTGCGACTCGAACGCGGCGACGGCCTGCCGCTCGAAGGTGTCGAACAGTGGGAGCAAGAGCCGTTCGTACCGGGCTTCGATCTTCCGGCTCATCGTCGGGTCGGTCTTCGGCCGGAAGGATGCCGCGAGGCAGCGGGAGCACACGGGTCAGTCGGCCCCCGTCGGGTCGATCCCGAACTGCTGCTGGATCCAGTCCTGCGGCAGCACGGCGAACGGGTCCATCGGCGTCGCCGCCATGATCTTGCTGATCCACTCGGCTTTCTGCGCCATGTCCTCCGGCGACGGATCCTCGAAGACGATCCAGCAGGCACCGGGCCGGCCGGTGATCCGGTCGAAGAGCTGGCGGGAAAGGGTCGTCGCCACGACGCGCTGTAGGGCCGCGATCCGGTCGTACCATGCCCGGAACCGGACGTTGGCCGTCGCCTCCGTCGATCCCGTCGCGTCGAGCCCGATCTGTTCGGGCGGCACGCCGAGCGCGGCGCAGAGCCGGGACGAAAAGACGTTGTCGATCTCGGACGAGTTGTTGATCCCCGTCGCGTCGATCGTGTTGATCGCGATGTCCGGGCCCGTGATGAACTCGTTCTTGCTGCTGAGGTTCTCGAACTCTTTCCGCAGCCCCTTCAGGTCCGCCTCCGCCACCTGCTCGCCACTGACGCCGACGCCGATGTGGTACTTGGGGAACCCATGCCGTTCGATGGCCTTCGCGAGCCCTTCGTTGGTCTTCGCGTCTCTCAAGATTTCGTCGATGCAGACGGACACGAGGGAGCGGCCGTAGGGCGAGTTCGGGACGGGATCAAGGCAGAGGTCGATCATCTCCTCCGGCAGGAGCAGGGGGCCGCGGGAGTCGTCGAACGTGTCTTCCTGCACGAACCGATACCCGACGATGTTGCCCCAGGCGTCCTGCTCGATCTTGAACCGGGCCGGGTCGCGGAGCTGGACGGTCAGCCCGCCGCCGCGCAACGGGACGATCTCGGCCAGGCCATTGCCGTGGACGTAGGCGTAATCGACCAACATGGACACCAGCGTCTCGAAGTCGAGCGCGTCGATGGCCTCCTGCACCTGCTTGACCGCGCCCTCCTCGCCGTCGAGCCGCCAGCCGTTCGACAGGACGGTCCTGCCCGGCGCCTTGATGGCGGCCGTGACGATCCCGCCGGACTCGTAGATCGCCGCGTTCCGGGCCATCGTCGCTGTGTCGCGCGTGGACTTGCGGAAGTAGTCCGGCCGGGTGCCGCTCGATGCCGCCGCTTTGGGCTGTGGTTTGGGGCCCGCGACGAGTTGTCTGATACGATCTCTCAGTTTCATGATGTAGCCTCAGCGAATTGGTCGAGCGGCCCGAACCGTTGCCGGGCGATCTCAGCGTATGCCGCTTCTCTCTCAATCCCGACCGCCTCGAAGCCCTCGGCAACGGCGGCGATCAGGGTCGAACCCGAGCCGGCGAACGGGTCGAGGACGAGCCCGCCGGGTGGTGTGATCAACCGGCAGAGGTAGCGCATGAGCGCGAGGGGCTTCACCGTCGGGTGGACGTTGCCCTCGCCGCGCTCCGCTCTCGAAGCTTTAGCGCAGTAAAAGAACCGGGACGCCGAACCGGACGAGCGGCCGACGCCGGGCGTAGCATCCCCACCGGCAAAGTCACCGAAGGCGTTGCGCTCGGTGTCGCCGCCTCGCCGCTTCGGTTGCCCGCCGCCCGACTGCATCGGGAACAGCTCGAGCACCTCGTCGCTGCCGTCGTGGATCAGGTTCGCCGGCCATCGGCCTGCGGGATGTGAGGTAGAGGGTTCGGTGCGCCCTGAAAGATCCCATGTGTTCGCCGAGGTTCTGCCGGGAGGGCGCGCGCGGTCGTCATCTGTCCCGATCCGGCATCCGTCGATGTTCAGGGCTCCGGTCCCGTGCTCACAGACGGTCGCGGCGACGGTGCCGGTGAGCGGTGCGCGGGCGAGGATGATCGGCCTAAACGAGACGGTCGGGTCGAGACCGCCCGGGCGTGAGATGTGCCCCTTTTCGATAGCACTCTCTAGAGCAGAAATGTCGAGGGTGCCGCGCATCCTCGTGGCGGCGGCGTTCAAAATGTTTGCCGCAGGTATGGCACTCCACCATGAGCCAGGTCGAAGAATCGCGGCCCGGATGATGTCTTGCGGTGTGAGCGCCGACGCTGAGGAGTTCAAGGTTTTCGAGTCGATTATCGGCCCGGTCGCCGTTTCGGTGATGAACCTGCTCCCACGGCTCAAGGCTTCTTCCCAAGTGCTCCGCCATGACGACACGGTGTTCAAGGTCGAACTTATCGCCGACCTTAAGCGCGACGTATCCGTCAGATCGGACAAATCGGCCAGTGTACTGGACACGTCGGCGGCAGTCCATTGAGCAGAAGCGAACGCCTCGCCGTACTCGTCCGGGCTTAACGTCGAACTCTCGCCCGCACCGTTCGCACACAACAGTAACCACAGCCGAACCTCTACTTTATATAGGTTCCCAACTGTTATATACTGTTCCCTTTCACCTCCAATCGGCTTCTGCGCCATGATGACGTACTCGACTGCCGGCTTCAGGGCCGTGCCCCACCCCGACCACTTCTTCGCGGCGCCGGTTGCCGGGGCGGTGATCGGCTTTTCGCGTGGGCGTCCATCGCGCCCGTAGCAGTTGCCGGTCGCGTTGGCAAACGACGATCTCCGGCACCCGTCGGGCTCGATATAAACGCCGATCTGTTCGGTGCGCTCGGCCCCCGCCATCTTATCGATCGCCTTCGAGACGTCGAGCGACTTCGGGAATCCAGAAGCGTAGATCCAGCCGAGGCAGTCGCGGATCTCCCATCCGGCATCTTCGATCGCGCAGGTCAGCCGGTGAAAGGTCCGCGTCCCGCCGAAGGCGAGCAGATGCGCTCCGGGCTTCGCAACCCGCAACGCCTCGATCCAGTAGCGTTCGCCCGGCACGCCGTGATCCCAGTCGCGGGCCATGAAGTTCAGGCCATACGGCGGATCGGTCACGACGGCGTCGACGCTGCCGGCGTCCATTTCGCGCATCACGTCGAGGCAATCGCCCTGTATGATTCGTGCTACCATGATCGAACTCCTGAGACGACGCCGAACCGGCCGGGAGCCGGTCCGCTCGGCGTGCCGAAAACGAGCATCAGCGCGTCAGCCCGGTCGGGGCTGCCGACGCCGCGCTTCTTCATGTCCTCTTTCGATTCGATGAGGATCTGGCCCCGCGAGTTCACCTTGTATCGCAGGTCGGCGAGCTGCTCGATCAGCGTCTCGTCGTTCTCGATGTCGATGTCGCCGACCTCGAATCGCTCGCGGAGCCCCCACCACCACTCGGCGCGGGCGTTCGCGTACCGCTCGGGATCCTTCGCGGCCTGTCCGCTCTGCATCTCGCGGGCCGGCTGCTTGAGCTCCTTGAGCCGGTCGTACACGCCCGCGCCGACGCCGACCGCATCGACCTTTGCGGCGAGTGCTTTGACGGCCGCGATAGCCTGCACGACGTGGCCGGTCGTCTCCATCGTGTCGCTCATCGGGATCACCTTGAGCGTCCGGGCGACGGGGCCGGCGCGGTGCATGATCACCGTCTCGTCGGAGCCGAACCGGGCGACATCGACGCCGAGCTCGGACGGGGCCGATGGCACGAGCGTTCGGGCGACCGCGGCCTCGATCCAGTGGAGCGGGATCAGGGTGTCGTTCCCGGCCGCGGGGAAGCGGGCATCGACCTTCGCGCCGTACATCGCCGAGTCCGGGCCCCACCGCTTGTAGCGGTCGGCGACCCACCGCGGGGTGACGAGGTAGGGGTTCGGGAGCGGGCCCGTGATCTTCTGCTCCCACGCGCCGGCGGCGATGTCCGCTTCGGTGATGCCGAACGTCGTGAAGTTCGGCGTATCGAAGGCGCTGATCGAGACTTTCGCGATCCCGGGCGTCTTGAACGCCTTTGCGAACCGGCCGCTCGGGTTGGTCGGGTTGCCGATCATCAGGAGCCGGGACTCGTCGGCCGTCAGCACGCCGTCGATGGCGTCGTAAATGTCCTCCGTCACCCCGCTCGCCTCGTCCACGATGACGAGCGTGTGGATGGCGTGGAAGCCCTGGAAGCGGTCGGGGTCGTACCCGGGCGCCGTGAAGCCCCACGCCCACCAGTCGTTATCGAGCTTGAGCTCCTGACTCAGCAGGGTTCCACCGAGCGGCACCCGGGCGCGCTGGTGGCCGGTGCGGATCTCCTTCCACAAAATGCCGCGCACCTGCCGGTCGGTCGGGGCGGTGGTGATGACAATCGAGTGCCGATGGTTGAACAGCCACCAGAGCGCGACGTTCGCGGCGGTGAACGACTTACCGGCCGCGTGGCAGGACTTGACGGCCGTCTCGCGGTGGTCGCGGACGGACTCGATGATCTCGACCTGCTTCGGCAAGAGGGTGTTGCCGAGCACGCTCGAGACCCACCACGCCGGATCGCTCTGCGCGCGGACCATCGCGGCCCGGGCGTCACTCGTCCGCGGGCTCGCCTGTGGCAACCTCGATCAGCTCCTGCCAGGTGACGTTTCCCGAGTGCTCCAGCTTCGCCGCCGCGTACAGCCCGTGCCGTTTGTTGGCCTCGACATTGACCGCGTGAAACGTCTTCACGTCGTCCACGGCGAGGGCCCGCTGCCGGGCATAGTCGTCTCTCGCGTCGGCCATCGCGGCGAGCGTCTCGGCCTCGTCGGCGTACCGGGCGCGGACCTCGGCGCGGGCGTCGGCCATGTATGCCGCAATGGTGCGCGGCTCGACGTCCCACCCGAGCACCTCGTTCCCGTGCCGGTGGATCGCGTTCCGGTCGATGCCCTTGAGCATGAGCCCCAGGACGACGAGCACCCGCGCAGCCCGCTCGGCGCTGTTCGTTTGCATCTCCCGCGTCGTGCCGCCGTTCGGCGGGCGGAAGACCGTGCCGGCATCGCGGAGGATCCGGCGGGCCCGGTCCTTGCTGATACCGAACTCCCTCCCGACGGTGGCGATGCTCTTGCCGGCCTCGTAGGCGGCCCGCATCGCGGCGGGGTCGGGGTCAGACGAACCGGGCATCCATGTCGGCGTCCTCGTGGGGGTAGTCGATCCTCAGTTCGCGGGCCCGCGTCTCGGCGATCAGCTCGCGCAGGAGCGCGAGGATCTCCAGGTCGTTCAGCGCGAGCCGCGACAGGGCCGTCTTGATCTCGGCGTCCCGGTGGTGCGTGTCCTCGGTCAATGCGTCGAGGTCGGCGCGGGCCGGGGGCGGGTCGACGATCACCGTTGTCATGCGAGGGTTGCTCCGCGCGGCGCGAGGAACGCCGCGAGGGCCGCCTTGGTCGCCGCGAGTTGAGCGGGGGTGAACGCGAACGGATACACGAGCGCTGCGTGAATGGTGCCGGTCAGCGGGCCATCGTTCGACCATGACGCCTTGCCGAGCGTCAGGTCCTGCGCCGTCGCGGCCGTGTGGCCGACGCACGCGACCGCCGCGCCGGCCGTGAGCCCGGTGTAGGCGGTGACGGTCGCGCCGTCCCAGATGCTGGCGAGGAAGACGGGTGCACCGGTGGCGGGTACGGCGGCGTTCGAGACGACCCGGTTGCCGGCGCCGTCGTACATGATCATCTTGGCCCCCGTCGCGTCCTTCGAGAGGATCCAGCCGGTGCCGGTCGTGGTGACGCCGGTCGCACGGTTGATGAGCCGTTCGGTGTCCGTGTTCGCGAGCGTGGCGACGACGATCACGGTCAGGGCGGTGGGCGCGTCGAGCCATGCGGCGGCGCAGCTGGCGTAATCGCCCCCATCGAAGTAGACGCCGGTTGCGCCCCAGGACGGCGCGGCCCCGGCGGCCCCGAACGCGGCGTCTCGCGCGTTGCCGGAGTAGTCGCGGAGGACGGTGCCGCTGCCCTCGTTGCAGAGGTAGACGGCCGCGGCCCCGGGGACGAGGCATTTCGTCGCGCGCCGGCCGATGGGGAGAGAGACGGTCATGAGCGACGCCAACCCGAACGGAATCATACGAGCTGCACGGTCACGTCGGCCGTGCTGCCGCTGGTGTTCGACTTGATGCAGACGACGAACTCGGACGCGCCCTTCACGTCCACCGTGAACGTCTCCGACCGTACCCCGGCCGTGACGATGCCCGGGGATCCGGGGGCCCACTGGTCGCCGGTCTTGACGAACGGCACGACGGTGAGCGCCGGCATGGCCGTCAGGGCCACGGGGTTGACGAGGGCCCGGACGTACGCTGTCTGCCGGCCCGTGCAGTCGATGGCGCCGCTGGTGCCGGTGCCGGCCACGGCGACCTTGCCCGGCGCGATGGCGGTGCTGGTCGCGTACATCGCGGCGCCCGTGTCCGCGCCCGTGCCGACGAGCGTGACGAGGACTTTGCCGGCCGTGCCTCCGGTCGTGGTCACCGTCTCGACGGCCGTGCAGACGCACCCGGCGGCCCGCTGCGCTTCGGTGATCTCGCAGAGCCGCTTGGGGGCCGCGTCCGTGCTGAAGAACACGACGTACGACTCGGCGCCGACCACCTGCGGGATGGTCACGAGGACGCTCTCGTTTTCTTCCGGGGTGATCGCGACGATGTCGGAGGGGGTCGAGTAGCCGTAGCAGGTGCCGACGGCGACGGCGACCTTGTGCTCGACTGCGGCCATGACGCCGGTCGTCGCGTCTTTGGCCGCGGTGATGGTCGGGGCGGCGATGAGGTCGCCGGCGGCGGTGGCTCCGGTGCGGTGGGCGATCGGCTCGTCGCGCTTGCAGACTTCGAGCGTCGACAGGTATGAGGAGAGGCGGTTTTCGGGCATGGTCAGTCAGACAGGCCGACGATGACCGCCGTCGGTGCCGGGAATCTCCTGGTGGACTGCTCGAACTCGGGCGCGTACCGGCCCTTCTCGGCGTTGGACCGGGCGATGTTGCCGCTGTCCCACGCGGCGGACGGGTCGGCGGGCATCACTTCGGCCTCGCGATCTCGATGCCGGCCGCTTCGACGGAGTCGAGGAGGGCGATCGCGGCGTCGGCGAGCTTGTCCTTCTCGGTGGCCGTGTAGCCGTCCGGCCGCATGGCGTAGTAGCAGGAAGCGAGGAGAGCGAACGACTGCACGCACGCGACGAGCGCGCGGCCCCGGCGAGAGGCAATGTACCCGCCGGCCAGACTCAGGACGGCGACGACGCCGGCCAGAATAGGCACAAGATCTGACATTGAGTATATTAGAGAACTAGTATACTTAAGGATGTGGTAAAAGGGATCGGGTTATCTTTTCAGAGGGAGCCGGATGGATACTGATCCGGGCGTTGTGCAGACGAGCCGGTCGCCTTTCCGCTCGAAGCAGCCGCCGACGAACCGCCCTTTCTCGTAGTGGCCGACGGGGATGTTGACGCGGGACGGCTCCCACGCAATCGCGATGTCGATGTCGGCGACGGTGACGGGTGAGCCATTGATCATGACCGTGATCTCCGGCACCCATCGCCCGCGCTCGAAGTGGCCGCGCTTGTTGTCCATGTTCATACCTCACCTCGATTGCTCATAGTCGTATGCCAGTGCCGGAAATCTTCGATACTCGCCGCGAGTATTCGCATGGCCCGCTGCCGCTCACGGCACGCGGCCCGCCCTCCGTAAAAGTGGAGCGCGACCTTGTCGGGGTCGGCGGTGAACAGTCCGTGGTCGCCACAGTCCGACCAGACGCGGCAGAGAGCATCGTATCTTTTGGACGCTGTCGAGGGGGCCGTCTTGACGTGGACGACCTGATAACCGACCCACCGGCGGATCAGGTCGTCAACGGCCTGCGGCGGGCGGGAGGATCCCGCAGCGAGGGTCACTCGCTCACCCGCCGCCAGATCGTGCCGTGGGGGAAATACGCCGCCGCGTCGTCGTCCATGAACCCGCCGCCCACGAGCATGAGCTTGGTGCCGTCGGGCAGGACCGTCTTGATGCAGCCGTCCTCGGACAGGAGGTGTGGCTGTGGCTCCGGTGGGAGCACGATGGGCGGGACCTCGGGGGTGTCGGGGACCGCCGGGGGCTGCTCCTCGACGACGAGCGGGAGGAACTGGTACACGCCCTTGAACGTCGACGTCTTCCACTCCTCGATGGCGGGCTTCTCCGCCGCGTTGATGGTGATGGCCGACCGGTTCACCGTGTACGGCAGCTTGTCGTACTTGCTGGCCTGATCCGTGTGGTTCGGGCAGTCGAGCGCGGGGATGCGGATGGTCCGGCCGAAGGTGATCGCGTTCTTCGGTGGGTCGATGAGCGTGAGGTCGAGCGAGCCGTTCCCGGTGACCTGGCCGACGAACGCCTGCCGGGTCGCGCCGACGCTCGTGAACTCGATGCGGGCCCCCGGTTCGGTGTAGGCGGCGATCATGCCGTAGCCCGAGCCGGTGTCCTTGCAGCCCTTGACGACGAGCCCGCCCGAGAGCTGGCAGCCGTGGCCGAACCCGATGGCGCACTCGACGGCCTCGCAGTCGATGTAGGTGCCGCTCATGCCGTAGAAGCCGCAGCGGTACTTGTCGACCATGTCGGGATGGCAGCGGGCCCCGGCCCGGACCGCCGTGCAGCGGAGGTAGACGAGGCCGTCGACCTTCTGCGCGTGCCCCGTCCACGAGCCATCACAGTGATAGCAGGACTGGACCGGGTCTTCGGCATAGCAGTCGGTCAGGTGGACGCGGATCACGTTGCCCGTGTCGGCCGTGTTGAATCCAACCGCCCAGTTGCGGAGGTCGACCTTGCCGCAGGCACCGTTCCGGGGCGCGCGGTTGTGCATCCCGCACGAGAGGGCCTTGCACCCGATGAACTCGAAGTCCGAGAACGTGGCCCCCTCCTGTGCGCCGTACACGTGCATACTGAAGCCGTGGTGATACGTCTTGGTGGCCGTGCAGCGGCGCAGGGTGACGTTCTTCAGGGTCTTGCCGACCTTCGCATAGAACAGGAAGCCGGCGGTACAGTTGCCCTTGAGGTCGATGTGGTTGCCGTTGTCGTCGGACTGGTCGACGGTGACGTCCTCGAGGAGCGAGCCGCTCCCCGTATCGAACCACTGGATATGACCCCTGCCCTTGAACGATAATTGCCGGAGTGTAACCCCAGGTTTGTCCAGGGTGAGCCGGACGATTGACGAGCGGGCCTCGAGCACGGTGCCGGGCTCGCCGGTGATCGTCGCGCCCTTGCCGGGCCGCAGGTAGCCGCCGCCGGACGGGTCGCCGGACCCGCCGCCGTTCAGGTTGACGATCCCCTTCAGGATCTTGACGTCGGCGCCGGCCTGTGTCACATACTTCGCGAGCACGGCCATGTCGGTCTTCCCGTCGAGCCGGACGTCTGCCGGCGCGGTGTTGCCCTTCGGGGCGATGGTGATCATCCCGTCCACCCCATGATGAACGGCACGGTGCCGATGGTGTATAGCAGGGCGATGCAGAGGACGGCAAGCAGGACGTACCGCTCGGCCTTGGGGATTGTTGTGGTGATGGTCATAGTTCGGGCTCCAGTGGGACGAGTACCACGTCGGTGTGGCCGGGCCAATTGAGCATGTCGACCCATTCGACGATCTCCTTGTGGTTCTCGGTGCGGTGGCACGATACGGCGGCACCGCGGCACACGAGAGCACGGACCAGTTCGGCCGTGGGTGCGTGCTCGAGGACGGCCGGCCAGGGGGCCGCGATCGGTGGTGTGCCGATGCCGTCGGCGGCGCCGGACGCGCAGATCCCGAGCGCGTTCGCGCCGATCCTGATGTACTCGTCGTCTGCGATGGCGTCCTCGGCGATGAGGCGGTATGCCTCGTGTGAGGCGGGGTTAACTTGTGTCATGGGTTAAACTCCTAATGTGTTAACGGTGTTAACAGATCACGATTCTGCACGGGGGTCATGCTCGAATCCCCCAGGCGTCTTCAAGGGTGGCGGTCAGCGCGGTCAGCCCGTCGAGGTAGGCCGCTTCTGCCGGGAGCATGTTCGGCGGTCGGTCGCGGCCAACGAACGAGGCGATCTTCTGCCGGCGGAATTGTGCGAGCGTCTCGAGCATGTCGGCCAGCGCGTCATACTCGTCGATGCCGTCGGCGTTGCCGAGTCGGACCTGTTCGGTGAGTTCGGTCATTCGTGCGGTGGCGTCGGTGATGATCGCCGGGTCGAGCCGGGTCAGGCCGGCCGCGTCGCGTTCGGTGGCGAGCGTGAGCGCGAACAGATCGAGAATTTCAGACATGTGTTTCTCCATTCGCCCGGTACGCGATCCCGGGCTCTTGAACGTCTTTCATAAGCGTGGTCCGAAACGTCTTGGCGCGTTCTTCACCCCAGTGCCGGCGCTCGGACGCATAGTACTCCTTGAACCGGGCGGCGATCTCGTCGTCTGTGGGGAGCCGGCCGTACTTCTCGAAGATCCACATTTTGGCCTCCTCGATGATCGGCTCCAGGGTTCGCTTCTTGATGCCGTACCGGCTGATGATGGGGGAGAACCGGGCCTTCACCAGATCTTCCCAGCAGTCGTGAATGATCTTCTCTTCGTTCCGGGCGAGTTCGATCCGTTCGCGGATCTGATCGATCCGTTGCCGGGCCGCGAGTGGGAGAACGGCGGGATCACCGTCGTGGAAAACGAACTGTCGAAGTGCCTCATTGCAGACCTCGGATACGATCCCATGTCCGCCGATCATCTTCGCGGCCTCCTTCAAGTCCTCGTCAAAGTGAACTGTCGACGGTCCCATGCCGGCCTCCGGTCAAAGGCATAAACATATTTGACTTCAGTTTTCGATCCGTCCGGGGCGACCCGCTCCGCCCACCATGCCCCGACACTCGTAAGAAGTTATATATAGTTTTCAAGTTCAACCTATACAACATCCCTCTCTCTGAGGATAGGGTCTCTTTATAACCTCCCTCTTGGTACGACACCGCGCTCTCGGGGGCGGCAGAAAAACCGAAGTGAAATATGTTTATTTCTTTGAGAAAAGTTGAAACGGTTACAGCCGTTGACCGGGTTTTGAAAAACATATTTGACTGAAATATGTTTATGCTTTTGAGAGGGGGGGAAAAAGTTGAGTACTGGGTACTCATGCTTTGACGGCTCCGGCCCGGGAGGCGGTCGCACCGTCGGCAGATTTCTTCAGGGATTCGATCGCCGTGAAGACCGATGCGAGTTCGTCCTCGTCCTTCAGCATCTCGTACTTCCGCTCAAATGAGAGCAGATCGCGCCGGGCCCGGTCGAGCATCTCCTCCAGGTAGTCTGGAGTGTGCAAGACCTCCTCGATCGTCACGTAGCCGCGGTCCTCGTCCTTCTTGATCGTGACCGGGACGAAGGCCCGCAGCTCGACGGGGTCGGGGCGCGCCTCGGTTGCCGGCGAGATCACGACGAGGTTTTTCAACACTCCGCGCCCCTGCTCCTCGCGGAACCGCTCGGCGGCGACCGTGTCGTCCCACTCGAAAACTGGATGGAGCACGGCATCGGCTGGCCGGCTCTCGTTGACCAGTGTCATCGGACGAACCGATCCGTGTTTCTCAATCAGCGACTCGACGAACCCTCCCGCCGCGTTTGGGTCGACGTGACCGAAGACCCGTGGGGTCTTCCAGGCATAGTCGGTCATTCGTCCGCCTCCGTCTTGACGCGGAAGCATCCGTACGAACCGCTCGCCGACTTCGGCGCACTCGGGCGCCATTCGCCGACTCCGCCGAAGCCGGCCGCGTTGACGAGGTTCACGAGCTGCTCCTGGGATAGCATGGACTCGTTGAACGTGATCGTCAGAGTCGCGTGCCATTCGGTGAACTCGGGGCGGTATCGGATGTCGGCCACGCCTGTCTCGAGACGGACCATATCCTCGCGCATCTTCGGCGCCGACCCCTTGATCTCGACGAGCCCGCTTTCGTCCTCTGCTTCGACGCGCACGGCCACTTTGAGTTTCGTCATGGGGATGCCGTCGAACATCCTGGCGCCGCCGACAATCGCGGCCTTGAAGCCGGACGCCGGGAACCCGGGCCGACCGTCATCGAACCGATAGAAGGCGCCCTCATAGTCCTCTTCAGGAACCTTCGGCGCCTTCTTCGCGACGGCCTTGCCGCCCTGCTTGCCCTTAATCTGTTTCCTGGCCTTCTCTGACCAGTTGTGCGTGATCAGCGGCGTCACACCGATAATCGGTATCTTGACCGTGCTGATCTTCAGGGGAGTCAGTTCGACCGGACCCCCCGCCTTCCTAGCTACTGCCATTTTTAATCACTCCTTAGATTGTGTGTTCCCATGTCTGCCGCGCCGTGCCTCGCCGGGCCTCGCCACACCTTGCCATGACTGCCTCGCCTTGCCATGCCACGCCTTGCCGGACCCCGCCAAGACTGCCCCGACACGCCTAGCCGGAACTCGCCCCGACTGCCGCGCCTTGCCGTGCCGCGCCTCGCCGTGCCACGCCAGACCTCACCCCGACTGCCTCAACATAACGGGCCTCGCCCCGCCTCACCACACCTCGACTGCCTCGCCGTGCCATGCCATACCTCGCCTCGCCTCGCCGAACCATGACTGCCTCGCCTTGCCGGGCCGCACCATGCCACGCCTAACCTCGACTGCCGAGCCGTGCCCTGCCATACCTCGCCTCGCCTCGCCGTGCCTCGACTGCCGCGCCGTGCCCAACCCAGCCCTGCCAAGCCCGACCTAACCCTGACTGCCTCGCCTCGCCGTGCCTCGCCCCGCCTCGCCCGGCCGCGCCTAACCATGACTGCCTAACCACGTCAAACGCGTTTCCGCGCCCCCGCCTGTCGACGGAGTAATAAGTCTCTATCCCGTCACCTCCTGTACCAAAATGGCACTGTGTTTCGGGGCTCATGCGGCGATCTCCTCGAAAGAATACTCGTGGGCCTGGTAAAGTGCCGGCTTTTTGAAGTCGAAAAGCGACATCTGCCCGCCCGATTCTGGTTTTTCGTGGAAGTTTCTGATCATTTCGAGGCGGATCGCGTCGAGGAGATCGCGGATCGGGACCGCCGTCGAGATCGTCTCCCACCGGGATCCGTTCCTCTCGTTCCTGGCAGTGACCGATCGATGGGTCTGCTCCCACACATGATGGTTCTTCAACCACGCCTTCTTCAGGAGGGGCACAGGGAGGAGGTACGCTTTCCGCGTTGGCTCGATCCCGTAGACGATAAAGTCGCACTGGCAGGTGTAGATCCATCCTTTTTTCACCTTCTGGTTATTCTGGAAAACGGAGATTGTCTCGATCAGAATGTCCCCGTAATCTTCCTTCCGCATCTTCTCATCGACCGTCCACGAGTTGCCCGCTGCGAAGTGGAGCACCTTATCGATCCCTCTCCGCTGCCGGGCCATGTCTTCGACGAGTTCGATCCGTTGCAGGTCGGGGAACCACTCGCGGTACGCGGCATCGAATATGCCTTCTACCGATGCCCGGTGCGAATACTCGAGGCTCACGTCAAAATTATGGCGCTTCATTGCCCCACACCGCCCACCCGGGCCGGGCCGCCCGTGCGAAGACCTCGAGGCGCCGGGCCTTCGGGTACATGGCCTCGATCATTTCGTGGACGATTGCCGGCTTCGCTGAGTGTTCGCCCTTCGGCACGGCGAAGACCGAATCGAACCGGGTCTCGGCGGCCGGCGTCGGGAAGTCGCCCCGCGTCCCGACGAGCAGGATCTCGTGACGAACGCGGAAGTAGTAGCCGAGCCCTTTCTTCAGTTTGTCCCAGATCGCGCAGGTCTTGTACGTGAAGCCCCACGCCCGTAGGATGTCTAGCCCCTCCTCGAGCTTCGGGGCGGTTGTCCATAGGAAGAGGATCGCGGTCTCGTCGGCCGGGACCTCGAGCGCCGCGATCTCGTCCAGTTCCATCGTCGGGTAGTGGTTCTCGACCTTGCGACCGGACGTCTCTGAAAACTCATACCGCCACGGGGGATCGGCGAGGATCACATTATAGGAGCCCGCCGCGGTGCTCATGGGCGCCGGTTCGGCGAGCGCCTCGAGCTTCTCGGCGCGGTTCACATTGATGTAGGCCGTGTGGACGTCCTTCGCCTCCCCCTCGATTACCTTCCGGGCGACCTCGCGCTGTTTCTCCGGGTCCTTGATACGGGCGAGGTTGAGCAGGTCTTTTTTCGAGTCGGCGAGGTCGGTGCCGGCGATCGCCTCCTGGACGTCGGGTGCGATCGCCTTCGCGATCTGGATCGACGTTTGGATCGCGCGCGCCGTGGTCCCGGCGTCGTTTGCCACGGTTGATGTGAACGCCAAAACAGGCGAATCAGATTCGTCTGTTTTATTGCCCCTCCCTGGCCCCCCTCGTTCCGAAACGTGCTTCGTCTCGGGGTGCATGGCCTCGTAGAGCGTCTTCGCCTCGAGGAGCGCCTGCCCTTTCGCGAGTTCAGAGAGGTCGGCGCGGGCGGAGTTCTCGAGGACTTCGGCGAGCTTCGCCTGTATCTCGTCGTAGGAAAAGACGAGCGCCGGGATCTCCCGTAGCCCGAGCGACTTAAACGCCTCGATCCGGTGGAGCCCGGCGATCAAGACGTTGTCGGTCGAGACCGTGATCGGGTTGATCAGGCCGACGAGCGGGATCGAGTCTGCGATCTCGCGGACCTTCGATCCGTTGATCGGGCGCCTGCCGTCCTTAACCCGAATGGATGATATGGGCAGGGTGCTATACGTTCCGACTGGTGAGACTGCGAGCGCGGCTTCAATCACTCTCGCACCTCACCGCTGTTACTTGGTCGTGGGCCATTCTCTCACCTTGCGTAACTTTGTTATAATTATTTGTAGCGCACATTATAAGTAGGTTGCGTAACAATGTTGTAGAAATGATACCACGAACCGTAACGGTCGAAGGCTTCGACTCAGTCGATCGGCTCATCGGTGATGCGACGAGCAGCGGGCGCATACACGTACCTAAAGCGTGGATTGGCCGCCGATGCATGGTCATTCTTCTCGAGCCCCCCGCCAGTCCCGACGTCCCGCTTCCTTCATCGTCCGAGTAACCACGCGATACGCCGGCCGGGGCGGTCCTTTCTGCGGGTCCAGCGTCGCCATCGCCTCCTTGATCTCGCCGTTCATGAGGTCGCACGCGGCCACGACCTCGGCCTCGAACGCGCCCCACTCGTCGGCGACTGTCACGGCCACACCACCGGCAGTTTGGTGTCCGCGTCGATCCACCGGCCGCCGTCGGGGTAGACCGTCCAGATGGCGATCCCGTACTGCAGCTCGACGGCGTCCCGCCGGATCTTGTAATCCAGCGTCCAGAACGGGCCGACGACCCCCTTCGTTTTCTTCGCGCCCTTCACCTCGAAGACGCGCTCCGAGCCGTCCGCGAGCGTTACCCGGAAGTCCGCCGTGTACTTCCGCGCGGCCCGCCTGATGCCGCGGGCGTTCGTGAACTTCGCCTGGATCGAGAACGCGGGGTGCGGCTCGATCGCCGTGATCCGGCCGGCCGCGCGCAAGAGTTTCAGAACCCGGTAGAACGCGCGCTCGGTTTCGCTACCGAACGTATAGCCGTCCTCGACCACGCGCCGGTGCGGCTGCTTCCCCGCCTTCGTCTTCTTCGGTGCCGGAACCATCGGGCTGAACCCGATGCGCCGCGCGGCCGTGCTCATGGCGACCACCCGACGGCGTCGAAGAGCCCCGGGGGTGCCGGCATGTCCGGCAGAACGCCATATCGCACCCACGGCAGGGACGCGGGGTCGATATCAACGAACGGGCGCGTTATCCACCCTTCGATGGACCGCCACGCATCCCCGCGCCCGATCTCGTCCAGGTTGCAGGGCGAGACCGGGTACTGCTTCGGCCCGCAGTGCCGGCCGTCCGGTTCGCCGAGGGCACACGGGTGCCGACTGGCGACGTAAAAGGGGCAGGTCATAGCGGCTCACGCCCTTCCGCCTTCGCCTTGTAGTACGCCGCCACCCGGCTCGCCCGCCGCCGTTCGCGGTATTCGGGATCGTTCGCGTACCGCCACCGGTGGCGGGCGCGTAGCCGTTCGCGGTATTCGGGGTCGTTCGCGTACCTCTCGCGGTCTCGCGCCCGTCGCCGTTCGCGGTATTCGGGGTCGTTCGCGTACCTCTCGCGGTCGGTGGTTTTCCGCGCCTCCCGGTATTCCGCGTCGGTTGCGTACCGCTTCCGCCGCTGCGCGTTGATCCGGTCCTGTCGCGTCTCGCCGGTCAGGCTCTCGCCCCCATTGAGGTGTTCGAGCACGGCCATCAGCGGGAGCACCCGTGACGACCCGTCCGGGTTCAGCACGAGTGGAGAGAGGGCCGTCATGCCTTCCGCCTCCGCAGATAGTAATACATCGCCCCCGCCGCGTGCTGCCCTCGCTTCGAGTGGGGGAACGCGGCATGGTAGGCGCGGTGGGCGTCCGTGTAGGAGGTCGCCGCGAGAATGACGGCCCGCTCCTCGTCCGTCCACGGCACATACGTCGACGGGACTTTCGAGTGCCGGCCGTGGCGCGCGAGGACGCCGGCGACCGCCTGCCGGCCCCAGCCGCACCGGGCCGCGATCTCCGGGATCGTGTAGCCCGCCGTTGAGTCGGCCAGGATCGACGCTTCCACGTCGGCCCAGCCGGTCGAGAGGGTGTCGCTCATTCTTCCCCCAATGTGTCAATCCATCCGGTCGCGTCGAGTGGGCACGCGCAGACAACACAGAACTCCCGGTCACACGCCATCACCTGCGCGAGCGCCGATCGCCATTCGTCGCTCATTCGTGCCCCCCACAGGTGCAGGGCTCGCACCCGCCCGTGCAGGTCCGGCCGTCGTGGCCGCTGGCAGGGCAGTCCATCGAGCAGTGGAGGCAGAGGTCGACCACGCCGTCTGAGGACCGCACGATGATGCCGCAGGGCGTCTGCGTCGAGATGACGCGACCGGGGATCACGGCGACCACCCCATCCGCGCGAGGTGTCCGAGCTTCGGCGGGAACAGTCGCAGGTGCACCGCCGCGAGCCCGACCAGGACGACGGACGCGCCGACGACGGACGAAAAGAGGGCGCCGATCATGCGTCGACCGCCCCCACCCGCGCGATCGCGGACATTACTGTTTTCATAGTATGCCCCGTCGTGCGGGCGATCTCTGCACGCGACACCCCGGATACAAACATGTCGTAGATCCGCGCGTCTTCCTCGACCGGGAGGCTGGCGTTGATATTGCCCGTCATCGCGGCAATTCGCCGCGCCCGTGTTTCGGGGTTCTGCCAACTTGCCGCCGCGGCGGCGCTCAACATGGCGCGGTATTCGGGGTCCTGCCATTTCGCTTTAATGCTCGCACTGATCTTGGCGCGGTGTTCCGGGGTTTGCCCCTTCTTCGTCATCCGCGCATCCTCCACCCGACGAGCAGCAGCCCGAGCACGCCGAAGACGATCACGACCATCATCGCGGCCACGCCGAGTTCCCCGGGGCTCATACGTCGACCTCGGGTAGTTTGCGATCCTTGCACGATTCGAGCCCGTGGACATATTCGTGTGTCATCGGGTCCAGCCCCCCGTCACTGGTGCAGTACCAGTTGCCCCACGAGTATAGGCCGTGGATGCAGAGTGCACAGAGACTCATGTCCGCCTCGCCGGCACGCGGTGTTCGCAGTCGTCCGGGCATCCGCGCGCCGAGAGGATCGTGCAGCGTGCCGAGCAAAACCGCCCGTTCCCGTCGGGCATTACCGACAGCTTCGGGCACTTCTCGGCGTCGCTCATGGGCACCTCGCGAAGAAGTGAACGAAGAGAAAATCCCCTTCGGCAACTTCGGGGTAGATCGTCTGGAGCGCCGCCGAGCACGACGCGACATCATCGAACCCCTCCGGGCCGTGCAACTCTCGGGCGATGTCGCCCGCCCGCATGGCCAGAACGCCGAGCACGCGGAACGGCATACCGCCGATCTCGAACTCGTCGCCCGCCCGGCCTTTGATCTCGTCTCGTGTCGTGCAGCACTTCCGCCCGGCGATCGCGGCATATGCCATCTCGGGCGAAAATTTGAGTTCGATGACGCTCATGCCGGCCCCACCTCACCGGGCTGCGGCGCGTTCACGGCGTCGATGCACTTCGAGCAGAGGCACCTCGAGACGAAGAGCCGCGACGTCCTCCGCTGCGCGTCCGTCACCGGGGTACCGCACTCTTCGCAGACGGCGACGGCCTCACCCGACGGGGCCGGCACCTTCGCGGCGGGCTTCGGCACGGCTTTGACGGGGGCGGGTGCCGGCTCGGCGGGAGAGGGGACGTGCATTTCCTTCTCCGCCTTCCGCTGGCACGGGCCGCAGATCATCTGTCCGTCGCGCTCGCGGATCGGCAGCGCGGGGTATTCGTCGTTGCCGCGCCCGCAGACATCGCACCGGAGGACGGGGCCAGCGTCCGGGCCTGGGGCCGGCTTGGGTTCGGCAATCGTCGATACGGGCCGGGACGTGTCGGGGATCTCCCTCGGCACGTGGTCCATCTCATCTTCGGTGTAGAGTCCCGAGAGCGCGAACGCCCGGCGGAGCGCGTGGACTTCGGCCGTCTTGCGGAGCATGGTCCGGGGCTTCGTCCGCCACAAGGGGTTCTTCGCGTCCTTGCCGTACTCGGACCAGTAGACTTCCGCCACGATCGGGTGCGTCATGTCGTTCCGCCAGACGGTCGCGCGGGCCACCGGGTCATCGCCGTTCGGGTCGACGATCTTCGGGATGCTGAGCCCCGCGGCCGAGTCGGCCAGGATCGCCGCTTCCACGTCGGCCCAGCCGGTCGAGAGGGTGTCGGTCACGCGATCACCCCTCGCTCGATGTCGGCGATGGCCTGGACGAACGGGTAGACTTGCGCCGGGACGACGGCGTTCCCGAGGGCTCGCAGTCGGTGTACCCGATTGGGAACCCCATGAGATACTCGACAAACTCCGGCGCGAGCGAGCCATTCGTCTTCGTCGGCCCGACTGCCCGCCCAAGAAGGCAGTTTACCGGGACGTTCGCACAGTCGCCCGTGTCCTTGTGGTCGCGGCTCGTCGGCGTCGGCCAGAGATGCACCGCCGTCGCGAGGCCGTCGCCCGATCGCTCCGAGAGGCCCTTGCGGTTGTTGTTCCCGGTCCCGGTCGGCGTCGGCCACATCCGTACGGCTTCCACGAGGTTCATCCCGTAGTCGTCGCCCTTCGCGTTGACCGTTCGCCCCGTCTCGTCCAGGTGCCTCGTCTCCGAGTGGTCCGGCATCACGACCTGCGGTGTTGACCACAATGAAGCACCGGGCGCGCTGGTGGGGGGCACCGACGCCCGCAGCCGGAACAACGAACGCCCGGACGGCGTAGCCGAGACGCTCCAGGTCAGCAGCGCAATCGTCGAGCGCCATGCCGACGAACCCAGCAACGTTCTCTCCAAGCACCCAAGCCGGCCGGCACTCCGACACGATCCGGCACATCTCAAGCCAGAGGAAACGGTCGTCCGCAGCGCCTCGTCGCTTCCCGGCGCAGGAGAACGGCTGGCAGGGAAAGCCGCCGGAGACGAGGGTCGGGCGTCCGATGCCGGCGTCCCGAAGAGCGTCTGCTGTAACGTCCCGGACGTCGTCGAATCGCGGTACTCCCGGCCAGTGTTTGGCCAGGACTCTTCGGCAGTAGTTGTCACGTTCCACCTGTGCAATAGTTTCAAAGCCGGCCGCTTCGGCCGCGAGGTCGATGCCCCCGATCCCCGTGAAGAGGGAGAGGTGCGTCAGGCCGGTCATGCGTGGAGGGGGCCGGCGTTACCCGTCGCCGGGGCGGAGGTCGAATATTCAGGCGTCAGCAAGCCGAGCGCGACCGAGTCCCGCCGGCCTTCGAGGAGCGCGGCGAGGTCGGAGCACCAGGCGTGGTAGTGGCACCCGGCGAGCTCGACATGGAGCGCGTCGCCGCTGACCGTCGCGCGGCCGATCCGGTCGTACAGGGCGGCCACCACGTCGATCGGTCTGTGCATCAGGCCGGCGATCAGGTCGTGGTAGTCGTCGAGCCGGATCGCGGCCGACCGCTCGGGGGTCTGGAGCAGGAGACAGCCGGCGAGCGCACCGCGGCCAACCCGGACGGTGCCGGCGGTCGTGCGGGCGATCATGACAACCGCCCCTGCGAGAGGACCGTCTGCCGCGCGAGCATGGTCTTGTCGAGGCAGATCAGGCAGAGCCCGACCTCAGCATCGACGACGAGCCGGATCCCGCATCGCGGGCAGGTCTGCCGCGTCGCGGTCCTGGTGTCGGTCGGGTTCATGCGTCCGTCTCCTCGCGGGGCGCGAGCGGGTCGAAGGTCGCCTCGAAGTCGAGCTTCACGCGCTCCGAGCCCTCGCGGATGTCACAGAGGCTGTGCACCGCGGCCTTTCCGATCTCCCGCTCCGCGTCAGGCAGCTTGACCGAGTAGGTGGCGACCTTGCGGAACGCCTTCGGGTACTCGGCCTTGAACCGCTCCACGTCGAGGACACGGGTCCGCGCGCCGGGCGAGACGACGAGCCGGACGATCCCGTGGCCGAGGTCAACCTCTGTCCGGCCGGCCTCGCGGGCCTCGTCGATGTAGGCGAGCCGCTCCTCCTCGAGCTTGGCGACCCGTCGCTTCAGGCGAACGATCTCCTGTTCGGTGCGCCATGCGAGCGTGAGCGCGTCCGTCTCCGGCTCGGCGATCATCTCCATTGCAAGGGGATGCAGGGCGAGCGGGTGCGACTCAGTCATAGCGGTCCCTCCGCGCTTCCCAGCGGTCTTCCGCCTCGCGTTCGGCGGCGTCGGCCGCGCAGTCGGTCGGGTCGTGGCCGCAGTCCTCGCCGCAGCGGTCGCAGTGCCGGCAGACGCGCGGGACGTAGTCGTTCGCGTCGTTCTCGTAGGCGGCGCGGGCGCGGTCCCATCCCGGCGGGAACTCGCTCATACGGCCCTCGCGGTCAATGCGTCGAGGTCGGCGCGGGCCATCGGCTCAGGTGCGGGCGGCGCGATGACGGCGCACGGGCGCTTGTCCCGGCCGATGTAGTGGTTCACGACCTGGCCGCCCACCATGTAGCAGACGCCGCACTTCTCGGGCAGGGAGAGCACCAGCATCCGGCCTTCGCTGCTCCATCCCGCGCGACCGACGACGAACGGGGCCGAGTCGCCGACCGGCACCTGCCAGACGTCGCAGTCCCCGCCCTCCATGATCAGGGCCGGCGCATCTTCGGCCGTGATGACGAACTGGTCGAGCCCGACGGCGATGCGGATTGCCCCGCCAAAAAACCGCGCAGCCCCGATTTGTTCCCAGCGGCCGCTCATGCCATCCCCCGGAGCCGGCGCTCGTTCGCGGGCGTGTTGGCGATGGTCCGGTAGAGCAGTTCCGCGCCGGAAAAACCTTCAAGTTCTTCGGCACATAGTATAGCGGCGATCTCTCCCAGCGTGCAGCCAGCGGAGACGCCTCCAACCTCGTTTTTTGTCATGCTTTCTTCCCCTTCTTCCGCCGGGCGAGTTCGGCCCGGACCGCGGCCCGCAGGAACCGCGAGACGTTCTCTTCGTCGTCTGATTCGACCGCCACCAGGACCGCATCATACAGGTCGTCCGGCAGCGCAAAATTAAACCGTTTCATGGGTTTTGTTTTACCTCCGTTTTTTACTAATAATTAATACGCCGTGTTAATATTTAATAGTTTCTAATTTAACTTTTAGTTGTACAGAATATAAATTAAGCGGAAGCGTTCGCGAAAGAAAAGGGGGTCAGACGGCCGCCGCGATCACGCTGGCGACGTAGCCGATCCCTTCGGCCCAGGTGCAGACCACCCGCGAGCCGGACGCCGCCACGCCCCGGGCCGTGATGGTGCCGCCGCGGTCGAGGGCGACCGCGACCGAGCCCGTCCCGACGACCGACCCGGCCGTGCCGGTGAGGGCCGGCGGCAGGGTCTTGAGGACACTCCGCGCGATGGCCTCGATCTCCGTCGCCGGGTCGGGGGCCCTCGTCCGGGCGATCTGTCGTTCGATTGAAAACTTCCGCGCCGGCACGGCGGTGATCGCAACGTCGCACTTCGCGAGCCCGACGGAGTACGAAATATCGACGATGCGGAAGAGCACCGGCGTCGTTCCGTCGTCCTCGTACTCGGGGATCTGGTCGTGGCCGCGGAACCAGAGCCGCTGGAACAGTTGCAGGTCCGTGCGCCGGATGAACTTCGCCGTCACCGTGCCCCAGTCCTCGGCGAAGTAGGCGAGCAGGGCGTCCCGGAGCGCCTCCGCTGTCGCCGTGGATATGGGCGCCTCGACCGTCTCGACGTGCTCGATCCAGTGCTCGAGCCCGTTGCGGTCCGCGATCCAGTCCGTCGTTTCGAGGATCTCGTCGGGGGTCGCGCCGGTGCCGAGGTGGTAGCGGACCACCACGGCGTTGGCTACGTCGCTCATGTCCTCCGCGTACTTCACCGCGCCCGCGAGGGTCGGATCATACGGCGGGATCTCGATGACGGGGAGCCCGAGCGCCGTGTCGAGGTCGGCCTCGTCGCACCAGTACAGGGCCGGCACGGTGGTCGGCGGCGTCGTGCCAGTGTCCTCCGGCGTCGGCGTGAACTCCATCGCCGCGAGGTTCATATGCAGCAGGTCCGCGACATCGTCGCCCGCGTTGTCGAACAGGAGTTTGATCGTGTGGTTGCCGGCCGTCCCGATCACGACATCGCAGGTGTCGGTATTCCAGTCGAAGGTCGAATACGAGCCGGTCCCGTCGACGCTGATCGTATCGACGAGCGCCCCGTCGAGGTAGACTTTAAAGGACCGTGCGCCCGTGGCCGCCGCGCTCGCCGTCCTGAACCGGGCCACGTAGGTATCGGCGACGGGGAAGTTCACCGTGTACTGCAGCCACTCGCCGTCCCGGATCCACCCGACGTTGTACCCGGCCTCGCTCGCAAAGTACTCGATATCGACGCCGTCCTTTCGGTACGCCCCGCCGAGGTTCGCCGCGGTCGTGTCGTGATACCCGACGCCCTCGCCGCCCGCATCGTAGTCCTCAGCCTCCTTGCGGATGATCCGGTACGCCGGGTCCTGGTGGCCGATGGTCGGCGTCTTCCCCACGTCGATCCAGCGCGGATAGAAGATGCAGCCGAGCCTGGCCGCGACCGCCTGATAGACCGCCATGTGAGACGAGGTGGTCGGGCAGACGATGTCGCGGACGGGTAGGGCGTCAGTCCCCCACGCGGCGGGCGCGTCGACGTCCACGTTCGACAGATCGAAGAGGTCGCGGCTCGGGTCGGCGATGTCCGTCCAGTGGGTCGGGTAGGACATCCGGTCATAGATCCACTGCCCCGGACTCGCCGTCGTGCTCGGCAGGGTGCACCAGGAGATGGGCATGTATGCCGACGCGATGTAGTACCCATAATCCCATCCCTTGTAGTTCGTGCTGTTCTTCGCCGCCTGGATCGTCGAGGTCTGCGCGGGCAGAAAGCCGAAGAAGATCAGCCGGTCGACGCCGTTGTGGTCGGGCTCGACGAGCTTGACGCGGGTGAAGTTCGTCCCCTGCGGGACCAGGTCGTGGATCGTCACGTCGGCGGAGTACATCACGTCGGACGCCGAGCGCCGGACCGTGTAGGAGACGAGCGCCCGCTCCTTGACGGCGTCGAAGTCCGACCAGTCGAACGGCACGTCAAAGAGCGCCGCCGGCCGGTTGACGAGCGGTGACCACGGGTTGCAGTCCGCGCCCGTGTACGTGATCGTCGGCTCGATGGCGAGGCACGGCCGGACGGTGATCCAGTCGAGAGCCATGCTCGCGCCGATGTTGTAGGTCGAGACGATGTGGATCGGAACGGCGGCGTCGGGGATCTGCTCGTCGTGTGTCGCGACCGCCACCCCGTCGATCAGGAACACGACCGCCGACGCCGACGCCCGCCGGATCGCCAGGGTGTGATAGCCCGCCGGCAGCGCGAGCGCCGTGCTCTCCCCCATGGCGTCGTTCCGGGTGTATGTGGCCAGGGTGGTGCCGTACACGAGAAGGGCATAGTCCGACCCGTAGCCCCCGTACCCGATCTCCGTGTAGGAGGCCGAGCCCGGCGTGTAGGTGAGGCGGGCGCGGAGCTCCGTCCCGATGCCGAGCGCGGCGATCGACGAGACGCCGAACTCGCCAAACCCCCCCGTGATCGTCAGGGTGCCGCCAGAGACGGCCGTGCCGCCGAGGTCGGTCCAGATCGCGGTATCGACGGCGGCACCGCTGAACGCATCCAGCACCGGGCAGAACGTGTCGTCCGACGCCGAGACGGCCGCGCCATTCCCGTAGAGGACGGAGAGCCGCTCCTGCCCGGGCCGGATCTCGATGAGGAACGTCGCCGTTGTGCCGGCCGTGTAGGACTCCAGCCGGTGCGTGCAGGGCTCCATCCCCTCGTCGCGGAACCGGAGGTCGCGGAAGTCCTGCCGCATCCCGGGTTTCCACGCGACCGTGAACGGCACGACGTAGCAGGGTATCGCGTCCGTCGGGACCGTGGCGGGCCGGAGGGTGGGCGCGCTGGCGGCGATCCCGCGGGCCGGGTCGCCCGCGTACGTGTCGTCCAGACAGGCCGGCCCCGTCGCCGGGGCGATCCCGACATAGACCGCCGTGTCTCCGGCCGTCGTGAACGCGAACGAGCACCGATACCGGCCGCCGCCGAGGGCGACACATGCCGGAGCCGTGACGCCGCCCGACTCCCCGACCGTGCCGGCGGAAAGGTCGAAGAAGGCCCACGCGGCCGTCATGTCGCCGAACGCGGATAGACAGGCGTGGGTGCGGCCCCGCGCCTCGACCACGACAGAGAGGGCGTGGCCCGTGTACGGTGAGACCCCCACACGCCGCTCCGCCACATGCAGCGAGTGTGCGACCGTCTCCCGGATCAGGCCCCCGGCCCCGAGCGTCGCCGCGCGGGGGGCCCATGCCGAGACCTCGGTCGCGGCGCACAACAGGTTGACCGGCTCGAGCTGCGGCAGGGTCGCGTAGATCCCTTTCGCCGCGTCCCCGGCGTACTCGTCGGACCAGCAGGACGAGCCGGCCACGGACGGCGCCACGCCCACGCCGATCAGGGTGTCCGCGCCGGAGTTGAACGTGAACGAGCACCGGAACCAGCCGTCGCCCTCGTCAGAGACGCAGGTGGCATCGACGCCGGACGCCGCGCCCCATCCGCCGACGGCCAGGTCAAAGTACGCCCATGCCGTCGTCTCGTCGCCGAGCGCGTGGAGGCAGGCATACGTCCGGTCCTGTGCGTGCAGGTAGACGGAGAGCGTGTAATCCGTGTTCGGCAGGACCGCCACGGGCTTGTCGAGGAAGTGGCTGCTGGTCGCCGTCGTCTCGAGGATCAGATCGGCCGAGACGTCGCCGCCCGGTGCCGCGAGCGCGTCCGGGGTAACCGTCGCCTCGTAGGCGGGCCACTCCGAGAGCGGCGAGCCGTGCAGGAGGTTGACGGTCGGCGGCGAGTCGACGGCGTACTCGAGCGAATACGGCCACTGAAAATAAGTTTCGCGGGCCATGACCCGCCCCTCAGCTCAGTACCTGCGGCTCGGCGTGGACCGTGATCCCCGTGATGTGCTGGACCGGGTCGAGGTTCTGTACGGTGACCAGATACGCCTTGTGGCCGGGCAGGACCGAGAACGAGACGCCGGTGATGGTCGGGGACTTGAAGGTGACCGGCACGTCAACTATCTGCGTGGGAAATGCCCCGAGCAGGCCGACGGTTGGGCCGGAGTACACATACACCCGCGCCCCAGCCGTGGCGTCCGCGTGGAGGGTCATAAGTGCCGTGATGCCGAGGGCGACGACCGCCGAGCCATCGACCGCGGTTGACGGGTCCGTGGTCGCGTGTGGGCCAAGGTCGGCGGCGGTCAGGATTGTTACCGGTGAAATGCTGAGTGTCATGATGATGGTGTCTCCTGGATAAATCCGATGGTGTAGCTCCACGCGCTCGGCGTCAGTTGCGTCTCCACGAACGGCTTGCAGATCATCACACCGTGGTAGAGCACGCCGTCGATGTTGAGCGTCTGGAGCGTGCCCTTCAAGGCGTCGAGCGCGTCGATCTCATCGTGGCTATCCGCCAGGCAGGTGAAGACCCACTTCATCTTTGAGCGGGTGCTGCCCTGCACGCCCACCCCGCCGCCGTGAAGGTCGGTCTCGTTGCAGACGGGGTCATGGTCGAATGACGGCAGGTTGGGGTGGCTCAGGGCCACCGTGGCGTATGATACGGCAGTCATTCAGAGCACCCCCTTCGCGATCCGGCTCGACTTCCAGCGCCCGACATCCTCGCGGAAGCGGTCGTATGAGTAGTCCTCGGAGAGCTTGACGTCGCCGTGAACGATCACGTCACCGCCACCGGAGCCGCCGAGCTGGTCGATCTTCGCCGCGAGCGCCTGCACGGCCGACAACAGCCCGGCGTCGTACTCCTTCGTCTGTGCCGGCGACAGAACGCGCTCGTTCTTGAGGAGGACTGCAAGCTGCTCATTCTCGGCGATGCCCCCCGAGTGGTAGTACGTCGCCTTGCCGCCGATGTACCGGCCGATCTTGTGGCCGTCCGGGCTGTAGATGTAATCGCCGTAATAGCTCCTCGACGAGTTCCCCCCGACCTGGACGCCGTCGCTGTCGTACCGCTTCTCGTCGGAAACGACGTTGCTCGGGGAGTAGGTCGTGCCGCTCGAGCCGCCACCGCCGAGGAAGGTGGTCGCCCCCTGCACGACCTCTTCAACCGTGCGCTGGATGGTCGTGACGACCATCTCGATCGGCTTGCCGAGGATCTCCTTTGCCGCGTTCCAGACGCGGCGCGCCGCCGACTCGACCGCCGCCTGTATTGCCTTCCATGCGTCCGGGACGGCCCCCGCGATCGCCGACCACGCGGCCCCGATGGCGCTCTTCGCCTCGCCCGCACCACCACCGGAGAGCCACGACCAGATCGCCCGCGCTGCCGCGAGCACGGCGGCCATGATCGCCTTCCACGCGTCCGGGACGGCCCCCGCGATGGTGGACCAGATCGACTTAACCGCCGTGTCCGCGCCGGCCTTCCCTTCGCCCGTGAGCCACGCCCAGATGGCCTGAGCCGCCGCGACGACCGCCGCCTGTATTGCCGACCACGCGGCCGGAACCGCGCCCTGGATCCACGTCCAGATCGACGCCACGGCCGCACCTGCGAGCCGGACGCCTTCGGTCGATAACCAGGTCCAGATCAGCCCCGCGGCCGTCGCGACGGCCGTCTGTATCGCCGCCCACGCCGTAGGGATCGTGACCGTGATCGCGGTCCATATCGCCTGCATCGCCGCGACGACGAGCGGCGGGCCGTTGGTCAGGATCCACGTCCCGAGGGCGACGAGCGCCGTGCCGACGGCCTGGATGATGGAGCCCCACGCCACAGGCACGTAGGCGAGGACGGCGTCCCACAGCCCCTTGATGGCCACGACCACGCCGTTCCCATCACCGCCCCCGAAGAGGCTGGCGATCACGTTCCACGCGGCAACGATGACATCGCGCGCGCGCTCGAAGACGCCGCCGGCTTTGTTCACCTCCTCCCACAGGTCGCCGAAGAACCCGACCACGCCCTTGATGGCGGGGCCGAGCGTCTCGCCGATCCACGTCGCGACGGCCTGGATCGCCGGGCCGAGCACGCTGCCGATGAACCCGCCGACCCTGAGCGCGACATCCCCGAGGTCTTTGAAGAGCCCGAGGACCATCTCGATCGGCCCCTCGCCGTCTTCCATCTCGCCGAAGAGCTCGCCGACAAAGCCGATCACGCCGTCGATGATCGGGCCGAACGTGTCGCCGAGCCACGACGCGAAGCCCTCGAAGACCCCGCCGAGCCATTCGACGATCCCGCCGACAAAGTTAAACTGCTTGTTCAGGAGGTAGAGCCCCGCGACCACGGCGGCGATCACCGCGATCGGCGCGATGAGCGGCGCGAGGAACGCCGCGAGAGCACCCGCGGCGCCCATTACCGTCGCACTGAGCCCGCCGACCACGGCCGCGAGCCCGCCGCCGGCACCGATGGCCCCTGCAAGCGAGACGGCCGCGGGCACGACCATCGCGATCGCCGGGCCGACCACCATCGCCGCGGACGCCACGCCCTCGAACGGCTTGAGGACGTCGCCGAGCCCCTGCTTGAGCTTGGTGATCTCGAACGCGAACTTATCCATCGTCCCGAACTGCGAGTTCTGCGCGTCCGCGAACTCCTGCGCCGTGCCGGCAACGTTCGAGACCTGCGCCCCGTAGGCCTGCAGCTCGCCCTCGGTCAGCCCGATCGAGTCGTAGAACTTCGAGATGTCCCCGTCGGCCGCGTTGATCGCCTCGGTGAGTTCGGTCGTTGCCTTGCGGCCCGTGATGCCCCGGTCGGCGAAGCTCATCAGGATCGCCTCGACATCCGTGAGCCCCATGCCCATCTCGCCGAGGTCCGGGCCCATGCGGGTCATCATCGTCGAGAAGTCGCCGAGGTCCACGTTCGACTTACGGAACATGACCGCGAGCCCGTCGACGTATGCAGGCGCCTTCTCGAGCTCGATCCCGAGAGCGTTGAACGCCGGCACCATCGCATCCGTCAGGGCGTCGGCGTTCTGCCCGGTCGCGTCCGCGAGGGTGTCGAACGCCGACGCGGTCGCGCCCATGCTGTCGACGTTCGTCATCCCGCCGCGGGCGAGGATGTCGAGGGTCGCCGCAACCTCTTCGATCGGGCTGTCGACGGACTGGAGGGAGCGGGCCAGCTCCTTCACGGCATCGGCCGGCAGTCCCATCGACGCGGCGGTGGTCGCGAAGCTCGCATCCATGCCCCGGTTCGCGTCGATCAGGGCCGTTGCCGCTGCCCCGGCGACACCGATGCCGGCGCCGATTGCCACGCCCGCCCCAGCGATCTTCTGCGCGGTTGCGCCGACCGTCGCGGACGCTCTGTCCTCCGCGACGATGCTGAAAACGAGTTCGCCCAGGTTTACCATCTATCCCTCCTTGCGCCCGTTGACCCACTCGATCCAGAAGTAGCGCACCTCTTCGTCGAGCGCCGCCCACTCGGCAGGGTCGAGGATCCTGAGATAGTGGAGCAGGGCACCATAGTTCTGGCCCGCTCTACTGCGCGCGAAAGTTGCGCAGGTCCTCGCGCTTCTTCCCCTCGTTGTTGGCGATCTCCCGGTATCCGAGGAAGACGGCCCCCTGGTCGAGCGGCGAGAAGGCGTCGGGGTTGGCCGCGAGCCAATCATAGATCTCGTCCGGGGTCCGGGCCGGGTCGTACAGGATCATCGAGAAGAGCCGGTTCGAGAGCTCCTCGACGGCCGCGGACTCCTCGGGGGTCGGGTCGCGGATCTTCTCGATCACGGTCTCGCCGGCCTCGTTGGTGACCTCCCGCTGGAGCTTCGCCATCGTCTCGGCGATCCCGGCGTACGCCTTTTCGAGCCGGCCCGCTTCGGCCTTCGAGAGCCGGGTGCGTACCTTGATCATGTCGCCGCCGCCGAGGTCGATCTCGGCCGTGGCGTTCTTGACGCGCCGCTCGAGGATGGCGATCGCGTCGTTCGCGTCGCGGGCCTTCTTCGCGTCGAGGGCGGCGAAGGCCTTTGCGGCCTCCTGTGCCTCGGGGTCGTTCTTCAGTGCACGGGGCTGGCTCATACGTCCGACCACTGGATCGCGCAGAAGTCCCGGATCGCGACGTCCTGGTTGAGCTCGATCGGTGTGCGGCCCGTGCTCCACGGCCACCCGCCGTTCTTGAACCACGCGGTCGGGATCACGGCCTTCGTCGTGTGCCCGTCCTTGACGAGGTCGATCTCAAGCTCGAACGTCTCGGGGGCCCCGGCCGTCCATGTCGTGGTGCCGGCGATGCCGTCAAGCTTGATCTTCCCCGTTGCCGAGACGACGCCCTGGTTGAGATACCCGGTCACGGTCTTGAAGACCTTGTCCGTGTCGACCGTTCCCCCGACGAGCATCGTGGTCGGGAAGTAGAGCGCGTCCTCGATCGGCTCATCGTTGACATCCGTGCCGATGATGGACACGTACCCGGCGGTCGTGACGACGGCCGTGTCGAGGGTCGCCCGGATGGCCGACGGCGTCGGCATGGTCTTTGGCGCCGGCGTGAAGACCCCTGCGGCACCGAAGGCGGTCGCCGCCTTGACAACGACCGCCGTTCCCGAGACCGGGGTTGCGGTCAGCGACGGTACGATGTTCGTCGCGATGTTCTCACGCGCGAGCGCCTTCTTGATGGTCAGGGTGTACGAGTACTCGGTCGGGTATTCGATCGGTGCCCACTTGCCGGCGACCTTGTGGGTGTCGGTCTTGAGCTCCCACGAGAAGTCACACTCGACGTCCTGGATGGTGACGCCGTTCTTCTTAACGATGCCGTGCGAGTCGTTGTACTCGCCGAAATTTGCTACCGGTGTTGCAGTCATGGTGAATCAGTCCTGTAGTGAATACGCGAGGGCGTACCGCAGCGCGACGTGATGTCGGCCCGTGTCCGCCTCGAATTGTTCGGATCGCGATACCCGCCCCTGCACGATCAACCCCGCGATCTCGGTGCCGAAGAGGGCCGAGTCGACAAGGTCGGCGAGGGTGTCGACCTGGAGGGCCGTGCCGTCGTCGAAGACGTCGACCTGGAGGATCTGCCGGCTGTCCCGGTGCTTCGCCGACAGGTAGCCGGGGCGGGTCGCGGACGTCTCCGTGTTGGTCAGGAGGTAGATGCCCGGCACCTGCGCGACGGCCTCCCGGTTGCGGGGGTAGACGTACGCCCCACCGAGGGCCGTGGTGAGCGCCGTGTTGGCCTTGAGCGCCGTGATGATCGCGGCGGTGATGGCGACGGTCACGTGTCCTCCAGCGCGTCGCCGAGCGCCTCGGAGAGGATCGCCGCCGTCGTCTCGCGCTCCGAGACGATCGCGTCGAGAATGAACGGCCGGCCCTGCATCCGCGAGGTACCCTCGTGGACGGCCTCGGCGTACTCGACGGGGTCGCCGACGAGCCCGGTGACGGTGCGGCCGGTGATCTGGGTGTCGTGCTTGATGTTCGCCCGCAGGTGCCCGGTCTGGAACGGGGCCCGGTAGTACGGCGACGAGCCCGGGGAGCAGTTCAGCTTGGCCCGCCCTTCGACGTTGGCCGCGGCGAGCTTCATGCCCTCCGCGACCGCCGGGACGATCTTGATCGCGAGGTTGTCGAGCCGGGCCTTGAGCTGCTCCGGCGTCATCCGGGCCATCAGATGATCCCCCCGGTGAGGATCGACGAGAGGTCGAGCCCGCGCCCGGCGGCGACGAGCACCAGGACGATCGCCATGATGCGGAGCGTCCAGACGAGCGCCTGCCGGGCGTCGCCGTAAAACGCCTTGCTGTCCTTCTGCATGTCGCCGAGCTGCACCCGGATCTCCGAAACGTCGCGCTTGACGTCGCCCATGTCGCGTTCGAGCGTCCCGAACCGCTGTTCGACGAGCTGGTGCCGCATATTGCACTCGCGGTGCGATACCGGCGTTTCGTCGCTCATGCCGGCACCTCGCGCAGGGCTACCTCGTAGTGGTGGACCGCGCCGGGCCCGTTCGTCCGCACGCGGATCGCGTCGATGGCATACGTGCCGGAGTAGCCGGCCTGCGTGGTCACAACCCGGTACTCGCCGCCGGCCGCCGGGAAGGTCGGCGCGCCGATCTCCAGCACGGGGATCGACGAGTAGATGCCCTTTGTGATGTCGCCGGCGTACTCGTCCGACCAGCAGTCGGTGTCATCCGTTGCCGGGGCCACGCCGATCCCGAGG